CTTCTATGCTTAGTTTCTCTGTTTTTTTCTTGCTTGAGAAATCAAACAAGAAGTCACTTGTTGTTGTCTTATTGCCATTTACGTTCGCCAATACAGACGTGAGCTGTGCTAGCTGTAGTGTGTTTTTCTCTTCGCCACGTGGTTCAGAGTAATACTCATTCCACATCTCAAACTCTGTCATTGTCATGTTTTTTAGAAGTTCAGAAATAGTCTTATTGAATTTTGACGCCAAGAAGAAAATAAAACTGTTCTCCTTAACAAAATTCGTTAGTTTCCCTCGTTCTTACTCTTCTGTTTATGATACGCGACATAGATTTCATCTATCGCTTCGCTTGCTCCCGTAAGCTCTCCGAGTTCCGTCATGGTCATTTTAGGCTCAACGAGGATCAGGGAAACTGTTTGGATTTTTGCGAACATCGCATCAGCTTGATTTGGAATTACCGATGTTCCACTTATTTCCTGATTTTTAAACTGCGTTCGCATAATGTCTTGCTCTTCTGCAATCGTCAAAGAAGTTTTAATCTCAACTTCGGCATTGTTTAGAGCTTTTACTTTTATGCGACGAGTTCCACTCATTTCGCTTAAAATCTCAAATGGATTTTTAACTTTTTTCTCTGTCATTACGCTACTCTCGGTGTTGTTTTAGGAGCATTTAAAAACTCTAATGTCGCTTTTTCAATGTACGCATCATCATCAGGAATAGGGACACAAGAAGTAACAAGAACGTCACGCTCAACATACGTTGGTGCTGTTCCTGTCCCTTGGTCGTCCAAAGAGAGTCGAATTGTCAGCTTAATGTCTGTCTCTTCATCATCATAGGCATCATTTAGAAGTTTTCTTCCGTCTGTTGCCGTGGGAGAGTAAACATAAGTGATGCTTCCATTGTCGAACTTCTTTGCTTTCAAACGCTTGCCATTGTCATCATTATCAAGGCTCATACATTTTTTTCCTGCGAGGTCTCGTGTGCCTTTGTGCATTAGATTTTCATATTCTAAGTGGCATCCTAACCCTACATACGCTGTATCTGCTTCACCTTTAAGTTTCACTTCAATGTTATATTTATTCGCTTTAATTGCCATTACATTCTCCTAACTCATTTGTGTAAAATTCTATAATTTGTCGATAGACTTTTACTCTTGTTTCGTATCCATCCCTGTAGCTAATCTCTCCACTACAGTTCTGAAAAATATCTAATTTCTCAATTACCCTGTCTCTTAAAATTTTACTTTTAAGAGATGATGATTCATATACATCTATCTGCCATCTGCTTTTTACTTTTCTCACGCTTCCACTCGGAGTTTTTTTACGAATTGAAGTAATGTCAGTGTAAGTCAAATACGGCACTTTTGTGTTGTCAGGTGCTATTTGTGGAAAAACAGCAACACCCAAGGTTTCAAAGAGTTCATATATTTTCTCCTCTATCATTTTTTTAGCTTCTCAATCTCTTTTGGAATTCGTTTTGCATAGTACGCTTTTGTAAAGTTAATACATTTGTCAGCTTCCATCTCGTATGCAGGTCGCATAAAAGGGTATGCCATGGTCGCTTTACCATTTTTTGACGTATGCCCCCACTCAATAAAGGCTGCATAAAAAATTTTCTCTTTTCCCTCTGCTGTTTGAACAAAGTTTCCTGCACTCACTCGAAAATGAACAATGTGTCGCTCCCCTTGTTTGCTCTTTGCTTTCGTTATTTTTATAGACTTCTCCAAATCGCCATGCTCATAAGGAGCTAACGCTTTAGCTTTGTCTAAAATTGGTTTACACCCTGCCCTAACTGCTCCTGTTGCAATATTCTTTTGAACATTTTTAGGGAACTGTTTTAGAGCTTTTAAAACATTTTTTACAGAATCATTGCTCATAGTATCTCCTCGCACATCAACTCTAGCCATCGTTTTTTTTCAAAAAAATCTCTAGGAGCTAAAATATTAAAATATCGTCCCTCATGGAGTACTCGCATTTCTGCTTTTACTCCAGGAATATGACGAATAATAATTCGATGTGAAACGCTATTTTGATGAGCATTTGCACTCATGAACTCATTCCCTCGAATGGGCGTTATCTTTGCGTATGCTTTAGCGAACTCTGTCCAAACATCGTCGCTCTCACCACCGATGGCATCTTTTGCATGCTCTTTTTTTTCGATGACAATAAGAGGACCTAGGTCTCGTGCTTGCTTCGTTCTCATAAGTGATTCACTCTCAAAGAGTCTAACATTCTGTCGATATAGATACTGCGTTCTGCATCGGCTAGTCCGTCGTACTCTTCGCCTACTTTTGCGTTTATGAACATCTCGACACGAGGGTCTATCGACACAAATCCTGCTTTAAAAGTAATAATTAACTTTTTAGCATGGGGCAAAGTTCCATTAAACCAAATTTTAAAAGGAGTTTTCGTTGTTCCCAATGGAAATGAGTATTCCATATTCGACAATGAAAACTCTTGTATTGCATTGTTGCTGTCGATGTACTCAACCTTTACAATTTCGGTTACAGGGTTCTCGGGTAAAATTAAATCTCTAAAACCACCATCTACACGCCATTCGAATTCCGTTACTCCCTGGAGCACGAGGTTGGTTATCTCCTCTGCTTTAGACAAATAGGCTTTTGCCATCAAATCAATCTGATAATCTTGATTATTGTCTAGTACTCGCAGATACTCTTTAATATTTGTTAAAGAGTATGGTGGTGTCGATGGTGGTGTTAAAATTGTTATCATTCAGTTAATCCTGTTCCTAATCCAACCATTTGTAAAGTCCTCTTGCGTCTCGTTTCGTTCTGCAAGTTTGATGTAGCGTGCTGTTTGCAGTCCATTTAACGCTTTTAATACATTTTTTTCGCCATACTTATTGATTTTTAAATAATCTTTAAGAGCTGAAATTGTTTTTAAGCCAATCTCTCCATCGACAAATAAATCCTTGTAATCTCTCTCTCGTCGATTAAAAACATTTAAAGAGCGTTGGAGGAAAGCTCCAGCGATTGTGACCCCCATATTCACAGAAGTATCAAATATCTCCCCGGTTATTTTTTTAGAGACAAGAGCCATATCATCAAGATTGTTAACGTCCCAATAGCTTCGAGAATAAATCTCGTAAGCTTTGCTAATAGGAAACTGTTTCATATCTCCAATGTAACCGTGTGCCATGGCTGTTGCTAATGTAATACCAAAATTAGTCGCACGACCACGGTCGGAGCTGTGGTTCACGTACCCACCCTCTTTTGCAATAAGCTCCCCTAGGAGTCTGTCTTTAAGATTCATTACTTTGCTCTTCAAGAGGGTATTTGACTCTTAACTCTTTAAGCGTTAAGTTGTGGATGTCGCTGTTGAGTTGTAGGATGTAGTTATCTGCTTCTTCAAGCTTAATTTCAGCATCCTCTTTGGCAACAATTAGCGAGGCATTGGCACTCTTTAGTGCTTCAAACTCTTCTGTATTGGCTACGTCTATTTGCAGATTGACGGCTGTTGTCTCCTCTTCTTCTGAGACTGATTTTCCCATGCCAATTAGCGTTCTAGCATCGCTTAGACCGATGTCTCCACTCCAACCTGCTTGGCGTTGTACGCCATCGACAATGGTCGGTTTTACAAGCTTAATTTTCATCTTATGCTCCTGTTACAGAGAACGATTGTGCATGTCGAATTCCAATGTCCATGTCTTGCCATGCACGAATTACTAAACCACCTTTATCTGCCATAGTTGCTGTGTCTAGCACCAAATCCAAATTGGACCACATACCAATCAATACATCGGAGAAGTTTCCGAAAATGGTTTTACCTGCAGGGATAAGCGTTGTAGGAATAACTTTGTAGCCATTTACCATGTTGTTTTGATTCATCATAATTCCACCTCCAGCGTCAATGGAAGTCGTTTTCCAAGTACCGTTAATATTTGGTCGAGTGACATAGACAGGTGTTCCTCTAAGTGCATTAGCTTCAGCTAACTCTGTCTCAAACTGCACAGCTTCGGCAAAAGTTGGAACGCCATTTGTAGTATCTGCTACAGTTACAGTGTTGACTCCTGTTGTGCTTAGAATACCTGTCGGTTGGTTATTTGTTCCATCACCTGCAAGTACCATTTGGTCAATCAGCAGAGCCATACCACTTCTAATGTCTGCTTCAATCAATTGCTCTACATAAGGGTTAGACTGCAGAAGCAATTTTCGAGTAATAGCAATAGAACCCGTTGCAGTATGAGGTGTAAGCGTGATATTGTCGTAACCTGCATCAGTCAAGGGTGACGCACCATCTTCTGCAACAAATGCAAATTGAATACCCCCTAAGGCTCTTGGAATGTCTTGGTCTCCCACAAGATTGGGGATAAGCTTTGCACCTTGTTGCATCACGAAAGATTCAGCTTTTAGAGCTTCAATATACAAGTCAGCTCTATGGTCTGTGCCAACTAACGCACCACTGTTTGCTTTGCTAAGCACTGCTCTTTGTTGGATTTGTGGTGGAACTAAGATTCCTCTTGCTACTGTACCACTTGCTTTCTCTAGCTCTTTAGAGATACCAACTTCAAACTCTGCTTCTTTCCAATTGCCTGTTTCTAAGGCTCTAAGAACTTTAAACAGAGAGTATCTCTGTACTTCATCTTTACTCAGTGTACGCTC